TGCCAAACATTTCCAGGATAGCCAGCAAACGTGATTCTTTGAGATTCAACGTGATCGATGAAACCCTTTCCCCAGTTTTCTGCTACACAGTATTGATATGTTTTTGCCATAGTTTTCTCCTTTGATTAATCTGATAGTACCTTAATTGTGTTTGAACTTCCACTCCATTCTTCTGTTGCTGCTGTTACAGGTGGAGAATTACCACCAAATGCTAATCCTTCTGTAGAAGACGTACTAGATCCAGCTAATAGATATCTTGATGTATTTAAATCTGCAACTTCTACCCAACTAGCACCATTCCATTCTTCTGTAGCACCTGTTCCGGATGGATCTCCCCCAAATGCTAAAGCAGCTGTTGTGCTTCCAAGTCCACCTAGATAATTTCTTGCCGTGTTTAAATCATTTAATTCTGTCCAGTTAGTACCATTCCAAGATTCTGTAACTGCTTGCTTATCGGGTGGTGCATTTCTTCCACCAAATGCTAGAGCAGATGTATTACTTGCTCCACAACCTGCTAATTGTCTTCTTTGTTGATTTAAATCATTTACTTCAGTCCAATTAGTTCCGTTCCAAGATTCTGTGAAAGCCCTAACAGTTCCATCAGTACCACCAAAAGCTAAAGCAGAAGTATTTGTTCCTGCTCCACCTAAAGTATATCTAGCTGTATTTAAGTCATTTACCTCTGTCCAATTAGTTCCATTCCAATTTTCTGTATTGCCCATTGTAGGAGGTTGTCCTCCAAACACTAGTGAAGCCGTATTAGTAGCGCCTGCTGCTCCACCTTGTGCTCTTGCAGTGTTCATGTCATTTAATTCTGTCCAAGAAGTTCCATCATAAGATTCTGTTGCATCTTCCACTCCTGGTGGAGCTTCCCCTCCAAATGCTAAAGCCGCTGTAGCAGTTCCTGCACCCATAAGAGAAGTTCTAGCAGTATTTAAACTACCACCTGTAGCCCAAGCTCCAACTGGTTGACCAGCACCTACCCACTCATCTACTCTAGTTGAAGGACTAGCTCCACCAAAATTAAGAGCAGCCGCTGATGTACCTGCACCAGCACTATTAGTTTGTGATCCAGGTAAATTATTTTGTTCAGACCAAGAAGTACCATTCCATAATTCTGTATTAGCTGTTGCAGATCCAGGAGGTGGATCTCCTCCATAAACTAAAGATGCAGTGTTATCTGCACCTGACCCTGCAAATGAATATCTTGCTTGATTTAAATTATTTACTTCAGTCCAATTAGTTCCGTTCCAAGATTCTGTTTCATTTAATCTATTTGCACCAGGAGGTGGGTTAACACCACCAACACATAACGCTGAAGTTGTTGTGCCCATAGTTCCTTTTGCCATAAAAGATCTAATTTGATTTAAATCATTAACTTCTGTCCAGTTGGTTCCATTCCATAATTCAGTTTTTGCTGATTGTGCACCTGGAGTCTCTTGACCTCCAAAACCTAAACACGCTTCTGCGTTTGTTCCTGCTCCTCCTAAATCTCTTCGTGCAGTAGTTAAATCATTTACTTCTGTCCAATTAGTTCCGTTCCATTCTTCTGTAACAGCTACATCTCCTCCAGGATCATTTCCACCATACGCTAAAGCTGATGTAGGGGTTCCAGCACTACCTTGTCCTTTTCTAGCAGTAGTTAAATCGTTTAGTTCAGTCCAACTAGTTCCATTGTATAATTCTGTATTACCAACATTATCACTAACTTCTCCACCAATTGCTAAAGCTGTAGTATATAATCCGGCTGATGATAGTCTAACTCTACCTGTATTTAAATTTGCGCCACTTCTCCAAGAACCAGCTGAAGTTAAAGCAGGATATTGATATTTGAAATCTTTGTTAGTGCTATCGTACCAAAGCTCACCTTTAACGGCTGCTGGATTATTTCCAGCGTAATTAGTAACCGCTGTACCAACGTCTTCTTTATAAGTAGCCATGATTATTTACTCTTCAGTAACCAGCCCTGAGTTCCGTCTGTGTATACTAAAGTATTTGCAGCTCTTTCAACTGAAACAGTAAGATCTGCTGTCGCTCCATTAATTTTTTCACTATTTCTTCCAATAGTTAGAGCGTAAGTGTCAAAGGTACCTGCATAGTCTATAAACGAAACTTCATCGCCGATTGTTGGTGATGATGGTAGAGTCAAAGTAAAAGATCCGGAAGTAGTATTACAAAAAACACCTTCACCAGCTGACGCTGTATAGTTTCCTGTTTTAACTGCTTGCCATGATGTTCCACCGGCTTCTAATTCAGCCCATGATAAAACTCCACCTGTTGTTGATTTTAAAACGTAGCCGTTTCCTCCTGCTACGCCTGTTGGCCACGTCAAAGTATAAGACGTAGTGCTATTGCCGGCTTTCTGACCTATGTATTGACCACCTGAGTCGTCCTGTAATCTTATTTCTTTCGAAGTTCCGATGTTTAATCCAGTTGATGAGTTCCAAACTAAGTTTGCATCTCCACCAAATGCTCCTGAATCATTAAATTGAATTTGTGTATCTGAACCACCTGGTAATCCACCAACAGAAACTTCTGCAATATCTGGATTTGTACCATCATTAGCGGTTGCATAAATAATTTTCCAACCTTTATCAGTTGTTGCCCAAGTAACAGAGTCCCCGGAACCTGATGCATATTTAAGTTGAACTGTATAAGATCCACTTGTGCTATTTTTAATAAAATAAAAGTTTTCTACATCAATAGGTATTGTTACAATTTTATTTCCTGAAATTGTTTCTGGAGATTCTGCTCCTAAAATAATAACTCTTGTAGATAAAGTAGCTCCTGTAGAACCATCTGATACGTCTAAAGCAGTAGTATTTGCTCCAGCTCCAGCTGTATTTAAAGTTTGAACTTTATATCCTCCAGCAATTTGCTCTAGAATATTTAAATTAGTATTAGTTTTTGTTCCCCAAGTACCGGCATTTTCACCGGTTGCCATTAATTCTACACCAAGAGGTGTGTATGTTGATGCCATAATTTATCTCCTATGCTGCCACGTCCGTATAGCTTCTTGTTGTTCCTGTAGAAACACTAGAATAACTTCTATCAGTTCCCGTATCTACATTACTATAACTTCTTGTAGTTCCTGTGTCAACATCCATCCATACATTAGTTGTAGCAGGGTTAAAAGTCAAGGACATAGAAAGTCCTGTTATACCAACTACTTGATCTGGTAAATCTACAGATCCAATACTAGTACTTGAAGAAAGACCACTAAATCCAACTACTTGATCCGGTATTTCTGGTATAGATCCTTGAGTAGAAGTCATAGCTATTCCAGTTATAGGGACCGATACAGAACCAGTACCTACAATAATACCTAAGTTAGACTCTATTTCAAAGCCTGTTAAAGCAGCTGCATCATTAGGAACTGTTACAGAACCTAATGTAGTACTTAATCCAAAACCTGTAGGTTGAACTACAACCTCATTGATGAATACTGGAGTACCCATTTCAGAAGTTATTTGATAACCTGTTACTGATACATCTTCATTAGGAGCTACAGCTGTTCCTTGTGCAACAGTTGTCTCTATTCCTATTAAACCCATTATTTGATCTGCAGGATCAATGACACCAACTGCTGAACCAAAAGATATGCCTGTAGGTATTACATCAACATCAACTTGAGTAGTAATATATCCTTGTGTAGAATTAATTAAAAAGTTAGCTGTTTCTAAAGATACATCAACAACTGATGTTGGAGTTCCTAATGTAGAAGTAAATGAAATACCTGTAGGTTCTACTAAAGCAGTTCCTGTAACTGTAACAGAAGAATTTAAAGTAGAAGTAATAGATAAACCAGTAAGAGTTACTGTTTCATCAGCTAGATTTCCCCATTCACCATCACCCCATGATTTAGCACCCCAACCAGTGGCAAGAGTAGTATCTTCGTCCCATTGAGCTTGGCCCCAGGTTAATCTTCCCCATCCTGAGTTTACTGACATAGGTGACCTCCTATGCTAATCTTATAATAGCGTTCGATGAATCGTTTGCTGGGAATTGAATTGTAAAAGTTCCAGAAGTTGCTGTTTTATCAGATCCAAATGCAATTGCACATACAGCGTCAGTAGTACTAGAACTTGTTCCAGTAGTTGTGTTGTAAATCAAAGCACCATTAGCTGTAAAAGAAGCAGTCGTCCAAGATACATCAGAAAAATCTGTAAATGCAGTTGTAGAAGTTAAACCTACTCCAGTATTTGTTAATGCTTTTCCGCCTGCTGTGTATGCAGTTCCTGAAGTATTTGTAATTTCTTCAGAAGTAGAATAATCAGTTGTAGAAGCACCTAAAGTAGCACTACTATCAAACAAAGCAATTTTAAAAGAGTCACCACTTGATGAACTAAAGTTATGCTTTCCTTGTAATAGTTCTTGTTTAAAACTTGAACAAATCGCCGATGTTATTGCCATAATTTATATCTCCTTATGGAGAGGGAGACGGTATTGGTATACGAATAGTTCCATCCGTATAATCATCTCGTCTTCTTCTCCCAATTTGCTCTGCAGCAAATTTAGTTAGTACATTATTATACTTTTGCTCATATAATGTCAACATGTCTATAGGGCCTTTTAAGAAAGAAAAGGCTTCTACTAAACACGCATATAATAAGCCATTTCCAAAGTTTTGACTAATATAAGTTCCACTAGTAGCAGTGACTAAGCTAGTAGGCATGGCATTATAATGAACCTGAAATGTAAAAGTAGCACTTGGAACAGGAGCCACCATATAAGTACCTGATGTTGTATCTGTAATACCAGTAGCACCTCCAAATTGAGCATAATATTTAGGGGTTCCTGTAGAAGTGTTAGCTCCTATATATTCATTTAAATAAGTTTGATCTTTTTTCTCTAACCAAGAATTAGCTCCTGAAATAGTAGTGCCATCTGTACTTGTATAAACTTGAATTCCTCTAGTAAATAAACATCCTGCTGGACAGTTTATTGTTTGTTGTCCTGTAACAAATCTATTTTTTGCCTGTTTTCTATCTGCGTCAATTGGTACATCTCTCATTATTCTATATTCAGCTTGTTCTATTATTTCATTTAATATAGCTGCTGTTAAAACATTACTATCTGTTTCTGTCCAATTTCTAATTGCTGTAACTAAATTTGCGTAATTATATCCTGCCATATTATGGTCTTTGGTTTACGGGTCCACCGAAAACCATTGTGCCTCCTCCACGTTGTGAACTCCCAGCTGTTGCTGCTAATTCAAAAGTATATTTGTTGCTAACAGTAATTGTAGCAGGAACTCCTGCATTTGCAATTGTTTCATCTACAGGTGTAATAATAAAAGAACCATACACTTTAGCTCCACTACTATGTGTAGTAGCTGTAGTGGTTAATGGAGTTTTTCCATAAGAAGGAGCTGCTGTTCCTCTTGTACATCCTGTTAAATTATTTCCTGATACTCCAGTATATTTTATAGTTTCACTTATATCTTCTCCATATGTAGCTGAAGTAGTATCTGTGTCAATTTTTTCAATTACAATATATCCTGTACTATTAGGAAAATTTGTCCCACTTGTTAATCCAATTGTAGTAGCTGAAGCTGTTATATTTCCTGATAAAGTAGTATTTAATTCAAATCGTTCAATTGATACACCTCCAACTATATCTTTTACCTGTGTAAATCTAACAGCATCTCCTGCAGATCTCCCATGATCTTCTTCGTAAACTGTAATTGTTGCATCTGCCGCAGTAGCGCTAAAAGGATCATCATCTAAAATAGTAGGTGTTGGAAAAGGTGTTCTTGATGGTCTAACATGTTGTAATCCTTGGGGATCAGCAATAATGGGTCGTGGACTAATTTGTGGTTGTTTAGGTTCAAACTCTGAATAATGAACCCATGCACCTGTCCATTCTTTAACCATTTCTAAATATGGAAATTGCATTCCACTTCTGTCTGAAATTGCTAGTGCGTATTTTCCTCCTGCAAATTTAGCCATTACATATCTCCTACTTCTACAGGAAGTGCTTTATCTACATTTACACTACCTTCATGTAATTTTGCAAAATCTTCTAGTTGCATATTTGCTTCATCTGCATTAGCAGGAGTAGACTGTAACACCATTGTTAATGTTGCAACAGGTAAACTAGCTAAAACATTTAACCCTTTTAATGCTAAAGGAGTAAGAGCTTTTGCATTAGACATAAAAGTTTTTAAAATATCAACTTTTAATTTATCTTTATTTTTTTTAGAAATAATTTGAAGCTTGCCATAATAGGGTGAGGGCTCTGCAAAAAAATGAGCCTTATCAAAAAGTTTTTTTCCTATGTTAAGTGCTGAAGGTGTTATTTTTGTAGATTTTACTACATTTGGAAAATTGCTCGCAAAACTTGATGCATACCTCGGTGAGGTTGTAACATATCTTCCTACTTTAGATTTAGCCTTTGAATGCATAGAGCTTGACGATCTTTTTCTAAATGGGTTTAGCTTAATGTTTTCCCCTCTATAAACTTCAATTAAATCTTCTATACCAGCCATTATATACTCGGAAAGTAGGTTTTAGGGGTTATATAACTACTAGATGGTGAACCATCTTCAGATAAAGCTCTGGCTAGTTCATCTTCATAAAGTAATTTTAAATTCTGTGTAAGTTCCGGGTTATATTTTTGACTTAAATAAAATGCTAATCCTGATGACATACATGGAACAAATCTATATGGAACATCTGTTGCATTAGTATAATCACCTGCATCTTCAATTCTTTTAACAAAATAAATATGAGCATAGTTAGATGCTGCAGTTGAATTTGGTGTTGGATAAAAAGTTACTGTAGTTTTATCTATAAATCTTTGAACCCAAAATTGATTAGGAGTTCCTTTTGATAATTTATTAGCTAAAGCTGAATATGTTGATCTATCAATTTTAGTCATTGATGAATCGGATTCAGAAGTTGTATTGTAATTTTGTCTATATGTAGCTTCTAATACATCAGATAAACCATAAGTAGATGTGTCTGTTGTACCACCTGCTGTTGTCGAACTTGTGCCATCTCCTGTTGCTCTGTAAAAAGTATAAGTAGCTTGACCTTCAACAAAATCTATATTGGTATCACCTACCTCCCAAAAATGAATTCCTCTATTGCCCCATTCTTGAAATAAAATATTAAGTGATCTTCTAGCTGTTTTTAATTGATAACCAGAAGTACCTTGCATACCAATACGTTCGTATGCTTCTTCAATAATTTCATCAATAGCAAATGTTTTGTCGAACGTTACTGTTCCCGAAGTAGTATTAGCCATTTAGCCTCCTATCCGTAATAAGCAGTAAAGGAATCTATATTTGCTAATGTTACGTAAGGTGCAGTATCAAATTTAACTCCATTACCGCCAAAATTAAAATTTAAAGTTTCATTACTTGCACTTCCACCTTTTAGATGGATTTTAATAACACCAGATGCAGTAGTAGCATCTTGAATAGTTATTTCACCATCTGCTCCTGTTAAGTGTGCATTGATACTTATAATTCTACACGGTCCTAAATTAACAGAAGAACCGCCTATACTTCCTTGTAATCTTCCTGAAGCAGTTAACTCTATTGAAGCTTTTACATCATTTAAATATGTGCCCATGTTTCTCCTTAATAGTGAGCTCCCGAAGGAGCTCACAAATTATTATTATTGTAGGTTAATATTTTGTTGGTACAAAACAGTAACTCTAACTTCACCAGCATTTGTAGCACCAGTACTTGTCCACGTAAGTTTTACGTCAGATGTTCCTACGTCAGCCCATGCTAATGCACCACCAGCTTCAGTTGTTGGATATGCTCTTCCAGCTCCAGAACCTGTTGTAATTGAATAGTCATTGATGAAAGTTTTGTTTCCACCAACTGTGTCTCCAACACTGAAAACGCAAGTAGCATTTCCCATTGCTGTAGGCTTATCAAGAACTATGTCAATGATTTGTGAGTTAGCTGGAATAACGACAGTAGTATTGTTTGCAGCAGAAGCTCCGCTCGCAAGAGCAGTTCCTGTTGAAAACGTCTGTGCCATCACCACTTGTCCTGTGTTTTTCACATTAGAACCAAGTGTTGTTCCAGTTGTATTTCTAATCGTTCCCGCTTTTACCGGTCCCGAAAATGTAGTTGTTGCCATAATTATATCCTCCTAGTTTTTCGAACATAGTCTCTAGGCCGTCCACTATACGGGTCTATGTTCTAATTAATAATTGTATAGTGATAAAATTATATATGATTTTTGGATAAAGTGCAAGAGATCCCTCTAGAAATGTTAGATTCCAGAAATGTAGCTTTTATTTACGTAGCCACAGAAACGTTAGGGGCAGAGCCAAATATTGCATTTTCTCTAGTTGCAATTTTAGATTCCTCGAGTTTGATCTCAGTGATAACTTCTTTAATTTTGTCATCAATTCTGACCATATCCAGAGTATATTTACCTTCTTGCTCATACTCCAGCTGCCACCTCAACTCCAAGGACCTTTTTTGTTTGTACAGGTCTTGTACCATCAACAACCTCCTCATAGGTTATTCTATTTATCTTAGGAGCCACCATTTCTCCAAGATAATCCCATTTTATACTTTTTTCTCCTAGTTTGTCAACTATTGCGTTTTCTATAGATTCAACATTATCATGCGCTAAAACTTCAAATTCAGCATGGTATTGATAAGCATTTATTTTTACAAGGAATTTTATCATTGAATTTTCATTATATCAGTAAAATGTGGCGGTTTTAAGGCCGCCACATTAAGTTATTTATTACGCACCTGGTGAAGCGTAAATACCTCTAGGGTCAGAACAACCGAAGCTGTATCTTTCTCTAGCTTTGTATCTAACATTACCAGTATCGAAATCGCCTTCCATTGCAGTTTTCAATGGTGCTCTATCGAAATATTTCATGCCGTTTGGAACATCAGTAATAATGTACCAAGAATCAGCATCAGTTAAGAAATGATTTACTCTATAACCTTGAGGAATCATACCCATGTTTTTTAATGCATTGATATCATTATCAGCTGTTCCCACTCTGCCTGGAGACTTCATAAGTCTGTCAGCTGTAAATTGCAA